GAGCCACAAGCTAAAGATGATATTGCAATGTCACTAATAGACTAAGGAGGAGGTATGATTGAAGAAGAAATATATTTGAACACCTTGATAGCAGAGGCACAGTTGCAAATGACAATAGGGTATATTGCATTTGGAATGTGTGTTATGTTAGGTATAACTTTATGGATATATAGGAGAGAGACATGAACAAGAGTGATTTAATGAAAGTGTTCTTTACTTTCACAGATGATAACGCTGAGTTAATGTTTAACTATGAAGATAGAAATGGAAAAGAAACAACAGATAGAAAAGTTAAACCTTTCAAGATAGAGTATGAAGAAGATGATGATTCCGTATTAATTACAGGGCTATGTGCTGTTGCTACTATGCCTTCTGGAATTATTGATTGGCAACAAAGAAAGTTTTACTTAGAGAGTATGACTTGTATTAGAGTATATAAAGAGATACGTTATACAGAGATGTTAGATTCAAAAGCTTGGAGTTAACTATGAACATATTTTATTTTTATGATTGCCCTACTAAATCAGCACAAGCACAACCAGATAAGATGTTAGTAAAGATGCCGTTGGAAACAGCACAGATGTTATGTACTGCACATAGAGAACTAGATGGTGACGAGTATGCAGACAAGGTAGGTTTGTACAAGAGAGCATATTGGAATCACCCTTGTACTGTATGGGCTAGAGAGAACACCTATTGCACAATGTATGCCAGACCAGTACAAGAATGACGATCCTATCAAAGCATATCGTGACTACTGTATCAACGAGAAACACTATGCTAAGTGGGAGAAGGGCAGAGATAAACCTAAGTGGTGGGTGAATGTGGTGACTGATGAAGAAGCCTAATCCAGTTAAGAAAAACATGGACAAGTTCCATAAACCTAAGACACACAGAGATAAGACTAAGTATAATAGAAAAGGAAAGGTGACTGATGAGCGTTGAATTAGTAAGATTAAAAAACCAAGAGCTTGTATATGGTGAGCCAGAAGAAATAAAAAATTACTGTGAACAGAAGGATACATCAGTAGTAAGTACCTATGTAGGTGTGAAACCTAATGTGGCACAAGCACACTTTAAATATGTAGGTAATAGAATGGGTGACCCTTATGTAGTAGCAAAAGATATTTATTGTTTGAAAGTGTTGGGTTTTGATAAAGGAGATTCCTAATGAAGAAACCTAAAGGCAAGAAAGTATTAGTGCTGTTGATTGATGATGATAAGACATGGTATACTGCAGAGGTAAAGAGTTTGTTGAGCGTACAGTTTACTGTGGATGTTGATGTAGATGGAGAAAAGAAACACCTGTTCTATATGTACAGAGATTTTAATTTAACTTGGAAGGAGATATAATATGAGCGACAAAGAATTATTAGAAGACTATAAGAAGATGGAGCTAGATATTAGAGAATCGAGTGAAGACTTTGACAAGTTTGTTTCTGATTTATACATGGCTAACTGCCATGAAAGAACTGAGCATGGTCAACCTATCTTTAGTTCAGCTAAAGAATACTACGAAGAGTATAAAGATTTTATTAAAGATAAATTCTATGAGAAAAAGTATGGACAAATATAAAGAAGTTAAAAAGATTATAGATCATGTTAAAGATATAGAGACAACATGTGATGAAGCAACAATCAAGCAGATAGTTTGTATATTAATATCAAGATTGTTGAACCCTCTATCTGCAGAGGAAACAGGAGGATTGATAGCAGGTCTTGCGGAAGCAGAGCAAGAAGCACTAGATATGTTAGAGATTGACAAAGAAAAATTACACTAGTTTATGAAGGCTAATTGTAGTTGCCTATGAAACTACAAACTATAGAAGGAGATACAAAATGGTTAGAATATTTGATGGTACAGCAAACAAGAAGTTCTATCACTTCAACGTGATGGGATGGAAGTTCAGAGTTGCGACAAACACTAGAACTTTTAGTAAGTTTGGCTCTTACCTTACAGGTAGAGGTCGAGTGTTTAACTTTGGTAGACAGTACTTGTGCTTTATACCTAAGTCGTAACACAAAAGTCTCCCTTAACAATGTAATGTAGAGTTGTTAGGGTGACTATAAAAGCGCATCTACTGCAGGAGACAGACTGGGTAAACTACGAGATAGTCAAGCGGAGCTGTCAGAGGAAGTTGGTAGTCATCTTCGTGACTAAAAAACTACCACATTTTTTAAACAACAAAGAGGAAAGTAACATGGCTACACAGATAAGAAAGTTTGAACAAGATGCAATCGTTGAAAGTATCTTTGAAAAAGTAACAAAAGATAAAACAACTAGAGCATTTGACGCAGTTAAGAAATGTAAAGAGTACAGAGATTTGCTGTCAACAGCTAATGAGGTTAAGTCTTTTGACAAGCAGATAGAAATCTTAAGAGAACAAAGAGATGAATTGTCTAAGAAAGTTTCAAGAGGAGTAGAACTTTACAATTATGCAAACGACCATCAATTAAAATACGACAGGTGGAAAGCAGTATTGTCTACTCAGACAGGTATAAATGAATGGAAACTAAAAGAACAGATAGCTAACAGAATTGCTATATCTTTGCTACCTAAAGATGCAGTAGAAAACATTGATGCTATCATTAAGAAGATCGCAAAGGAGTTTAAATAATGCAATTAACATTTGATTACTACGAGATACAGGAAGCAATACAGCTTCTTGTTAAAGAGAAACTAGGTATGGATATAGACTTGGAAAAAATAAGTCCACATGATTATCCTAGTATTGAGTACCGAGAACGCATCCTTGCTTACAAGAAACACAAGAACGGAAAAGAAGTTAAGGATAAGAATGGTATTCGTGAAATAGATTGGGATAAAACTAAATACGAAAAGAAGTTTATTCAGTTTGATGATAGTGCTGATATATCTTTTTGGGTAGGAGAATAGTAAAGGAAACACTATGGATATTAAAAACTTAGAAGGGATACTTAAAGACTTTGATGAACGTTTAGATAGTGAAAACTTTGGACTGTTCATTGATGCTTATACACCTAACAAAGACCAAACACAAGTTGAAAGTTTGGAAAAACTTAGGGACGGAGTAAACGGAATAAACGAATTAGATTTTAGTAGTTGAAAATAAATTCTATTTGTGGTATAATCTTATAAGTATTATAAGGAAGATAAAGATAATGATTAATAATAATAAAGATAATGTTATAAACTTTACAAGCTTGAAAGGAGTTAGAGATAAAAAGAATACTAACGAATATAAAGTTTGTTTGTTCGAGAATAAAAAATATGAGTTCACTATTGAAGCAGATAGCGGAGAAAGTGCAGAAGATATTATCAGCGATAAGTATGAGCAAGGTGTGTTAGACTTAAACAACTTTGAATCTTTTACTTACGAAACAATAGCTGAGTCAATTGAAAAATAATTTAAAAAGGACTGGACATGAGAAAAGAAATAGTGTATAATACACAGATACAAATCACAAACAAGATATATTTGCCCTCATGTATCACCTTCCTTGTATCTTGTTTGTTCGCTGATAAAGCGAGTAAGTTATCTGGTTGCTTACGATAAGAAAAAACCAGACCTAATTTTTATAGTAACTAAGAGGTAAATAAAAATGATGTACGCAACAGGTAAAGCAATGTGGGCTAACGTGTCAGTTCCTAACACACGTTTTGAACCACACAAATACATGATTACTGTATTGACTGACCAAGACACAGCGACAGAGTTAGAAGGAGCAGGTCTTAATCAATCAAAAGACAGAGCAGGTAACGCTAAGTATGATGAACCTGCTTTCATGTTTAGTAAGACTGCGGTGAATAAGAAAACAGGTGAGCCAAACAAAGCACCTAAACTTATTGATGCAGATGGTAATACTTTGGATTGTTTGATTGGTAATGGATCTAATGTAACAGTTAAGATCAGACCTTACAGTAGTCCTTATGGAACATTCGCTGAGTTGATTGCTGTTAAAGTTAACGAGCTTGTCGACTATGATGGTGGCGATTCTGATAACGAGGAGTTTTAATTATGGGAGAACATGATGAAAAACCATATATAACTATTGATGATGTGCGAATTTCGGTAGAGGATTTACCCGAAGAAGCACAAGGTATCTTTGGAAGGATTCAAAGATTAAATCAAAAGAAAGTTAATCTTACTCTGGACATTGAAGAAGTTCAGGCAAGTTTAAATTTCTTTACCAATAAGATTGTTAGTATAATTAATGAAGAAGGAGAACAAAGCGAAACGGAAGTCGAAGAAGAAGAAGTTGTAACTAAATCAGAAAACTAAAAGGAGAAAGGTATGAGGGCAGAGTTTGAAGATAAAGAATGGGAAGCTGTTCACCAACCTTGTCCTTTAGAAAACTGTAACAGTAGTGATGCTGTTGGCATAAACAAAGACAGGTCAGCTAAGTGTTTTAGCTGTGGTGAGTTCATTAAGAACTATGATGATGCATGTGAAGGAAAGGATATGGAAACAGTAACAGCAAAACCAGTAAGTCAACAAGTAAACGATATAGCAGGAAGTTATTCAGCGTTAGCAGATAGAAAGATAAAACTAGAGACTGCAAAAAAATATGGTGTGAAAGTATCACACGACATACAAGGCAAAGTAGTTAAGCATTTCTATCCATACTATAACGGACATGAGTTGTCTGCTACCAAGTGTCGTAACGTACATGATAAAGGATTCTTTTTACAAGGTTCGTACAACGACACAGGTTTATTTGGACAACAGTTATTTAAAAGCGGTAAGTATGTAACGATCACAGAAGGAGAATGTGACGCAATGGCAGCCTACGAACTACTCGGTAGCAAGTGGGCAGTCGTTTCGATTAAGCGAGGTGCGCAAGGTGCAGTTCGTGACATCAAAGAAAGTCTTGAGTTCTTTGACGATTTTGAAAATGTAATCATTGCATTTGATAATGACAAAGCAGGCAAGGAAGCCAGTAAAAAAGTAGCAAGACTTTTCAAACCTAGTAAGGCAAGGATTATGACATTGCCTACAGGTTGTAAAGATCCTAACGATATGCTTAGACAGAACAAGCATAAGGAATTTACAGAAGCATGGTGGTCTGCTAAGACTTATACTCCGTCTGGAGTTATCAATGTGTCAGAGCAGAGAGAGAAGTTCCACAACAGAGAGAAGAAAGAAAGTGTACCCTATCCATACGAAGGGCTTAATAAGAAGCTGTATGGCATGAGACAAGGAGAACTCATAACTCTTACAGGGGGTACAGGGCTAGGTAAATCTAGCGTTACAAGAGAGATAGAGCATTGGTTGATTAAACAAACAACTGATAACGTAGGTATCATTGCTCTTGAAGAAGATTGGAGAAGAACTATTGATGGTATTCTTTCTATAGAATCTAACTCTAGATTGTATATAGATCAGGTAAGAGAAAGATATTCTAAAGAAGAATTAGATAAGCTATTTGACATACTCTATGATGGAGAAAACAAGAATCGTGTGTGGGTTCATGCCCACTTTGGAGCTAACGAGCTAGACGAAATCTTTTCTAAGATAAGGTTTATGATTGTAGGATGTGGTTGTAAATGGGTGGTGGTAGATCACTTGCACATGCTTGTCAGCGCGTCAACAGAAGGAGATGAAAGACGCACCATTGATTCTATTATGACTAAGCTTAGATCTATAGTAGAAGAAACAGGTGCAGGTCTTATTCTTGTATCACACTTGCGTAGGATTGATGGTAACAAAGGACATGAGAATGGTATCGAAGTAAACCTATCTCACCTTAGAGGTAGCCAGAGTATTGCACAGCTCTCTGATTGTGTCTTAGCTTTGGAACGTAACCAACAGTCAGACGATTATCAAGAGTCACAGACAACAAAGGTTCGTGTGTTAAAGTCTCGGTACACAGGAGATGTTGGACTAGCTTCACACCTGCTTTATGATAATGAAACTGGAAGATTGTCTGAGCTTTCTAATGATGATATAGAAGTCACCGATAACAGCGAAGGATTTTAATATGGATTTAGTATTTGATATAGAAACAGATGATCTAAAAGCAACTAAGATATGGTGTATCGTTTGTCAGAATCCTGATACAGGAGAGATATTTAAATTTAATCCTGATCAGATTGACGAAGGATGTAAACTTTTGCTTAGTGCTGATAGATTGATAGGACATAACATAGTTGGTTTTGATATTCCAGTTATAAAGAAACTTACAGGAGTTGATCTATCACACATAGAAGTATTAGATACTCTTGTCTTGTCAAGACTTTTCAATCCTGTCAGAGAAGGTGGTCATAGTTTAGAAGCTTGGGGTTATAAGTTAAGATTTCCTAAGATAGACTTTGAAGATTACCTAAACTACTCACCAGAGATGATGAAGTATTGTGTCAAAGATGTACAGCTAAACACTATGGTATTCAAGAACTTGAGGTTTGAAGCTAAAGGTTTTTCTAAAGATAGTATAAAGCTAGAACATGATGTTGCAAGACTGATGAAAGAGCAAGAAGAGAATGGATTTAAGTTTGATAGTTATTCTGCTGAACTTCTACTGGCAAAACTTAGAGAAAGAAAACAAGAGATAGAAGATGAAGTACATAATACTTTCAAACCTAAGTTGGTAGATGATAAGTTAGTCACACCTTATGTAAAGAAAGATGGAACATTATCTAAGCGTGGTCTTACTGATGAAGAATATGACAACTGTTTGTGGTTTGGTAACAACGAACCATTCATGCGTAAGAAGTTAGTTGACTTTAATCTCGGCAGTCGTAAACAGATTGGAGAATACTTGATTGACTTTGGATGGAAGCCAGATAGATTTACACCTACTGGTCAACCTATTGTAGATGAGAAAACTTTATCACAAGTTACACACATACACGAAGCTAGTCTGATTGCAGAGTTTCTTTTACTACAGAAACGCATAGCACAGATTGATTCGTGGGTTAAAGCTGTCGAAGATGATGATAGAATACATGGGTTTGTTATACCTAACGGAGCTATCACAGGTAGAATGACGCATCGAAGTCCAAACACAGCGCAGATTCCGAGCGTAAGACAACCTTATGGTAAGGAATGTCGTGCTTGTTGGACAGTAGATGAAGGTAATGTGTTGTTAGGTATTGACGCATCTGGTTTAGAAATAAGAATGTTAGCACACTATATGAATGACGAGGACTATACAAATGAAATTCTCAACGGAGATATACACACAGCAAATCAAAAACTTGCTAGACTTGAATCAAGAGATCAGGCAAAGACGTTCATCTATGCCCTCATGTACGGAGCAGGAGATGAAAAACTTGGAAGCGTGGTTGGAGGAAATAAAGGAGATGGTTCTAGAGCTAGACAACTGTTCTTTGATAATAAACCATCATTTAAATCTCTTAGAGATAGAGTTACAAGAGCGTCAGCAAAAGGTCACTTGAAAGGAATAGATGGTAGAAAGTTATTCATTCGCAACGCACACGCTGCTTTGAACACTTTATTACAGGGTGCAGGAGCTATCGTTATGAAGAAAGCTTTGGTTATCTTTGACAATAAGTTAAGGAAGCATTGGTTAGAGCATAAGTTTGTAGCTAACATACATGATGAATGGCAGTTAGAAGTACCTAAAGAACACGCTAAAACTATTGGAGAACTTGGAGTCAGTTCTATTATAGAAGCAGGGGAAGTATTTAAACTACGCTGTCCTTTGGACGGTGAATATGACACAGGAGGGAACTGGAGTGAAACACACTAATAAAAATTGTAATAAATGTGGCATAGAATTAAATAAAAACAACTGGTCTTTATCTTGGCAGGAACAGTTAAATTATAACTGTAAAGACTGTAGTAAAACATATAATGATAGAAGCAACCCAAACAATAATCCAAAAAGAATGTATGTTAATGGTAAGTATGTACCAAAGACACACCCTCTTTATAAAGCAGGAAGATATAAGACTTTTGAAGGTGCAGCTTTCTCATCTTTATCTGGCTATGAAAAATCTAACGAAGGTTATGTATATGTTATAACTAATCCTTGTTGGAAAGGTTGGGTTAAAGTTGGTATGGCTATTGATGCAGAGGACAGGTGTAAACAGTATCAAACCTCTAGTCCTTTTAGAGATTATACATTAAAGTTTAAGAAATATTTTGACGATAGACGAAGTGCTGAACAACAAGCACATAAGAAAATAAAAAATATTTGCAAAGATAACAATGGAGAATGGTTTAAAGTTTCTATATCAGAAGCTAAACAAATCATACAAGCAATATGAAAAAACTAGACACACTTGTTGAAGATATATACGATAAACTATCTGCTCTATCAGATGGTAAACCTTTAGACCTTGACGATAAAACTATAGATGAGTTTGGCGAGTCAATGAAAAAAGTTTTACATCATTGGGCTAACCCTAGACCTAGAGATACAGCAACACTTCGTATGTCTAACATAGGTAAACCTACTCGACAGCTATGGTTTGAAATGAAGTCTGAAAACAAAGAAACTGAAAAGATAAAACCATCTGTGTTCATTAAGTTTTTATATGGACACCTACTTGAAGAAGTGTTACTGATGTTAATTAAACTTGCTAAACATAAAGTTACAGGAGAACAGAAGGAAGTATCTCTTCAAGGTATAAAAGGACACATGGATTGTATAATTGATGGTGAAGTAGTAGACATCAAGACAGCTTCTGGTTTCGCGTTTAAGAAGTTTAAAGATAAAACCCTAGCCGAAGATGATGTTTTCGGTTATCTCCCTCAGTTGGCTGCTTACGAAGCTTCTATGGGTACAAACAAGGGTGGTTTCTTGGCAATGAACAAAGAGTCAGGTGAAATAGCATTATATAGACCTGATTCTTTCGATAAACCAGACATAAAAAAGAAAATAAAATCAGTTAAAAAGTTAATAAAGGTAGACACACCGCCTGATTTATGTTATAATCCTATACCAGATGGAGCATCAGGAAATATGAAACTTCCTAGAGGTTGTGTTTATTGTAGACATAAGTTTGAATGTCACAAAGATTCTAACGAAGGTAAAGGACTAAGAGTATTTAAGTATGCAAAAGGATTTAATTATTTAACTCAGGTTGTAAAGACACCTAAAGTTTTGGAAGTAACTAGATGAACGGAAGAAAAGCAAAAGCATTAAGAAGTCGTGGTAAAGATCTACTCATAGATTGGTTACGATCTGTTGTTCCAGAAGGAGAAGATACTTCTAAGATAAATAGAAAAACTTTACAAAACTTTCTATCAGATCAAACACACTTCTATGCTAACAGAAAGATAATGCTTAGTGCTTATTCGTTAAGATGGATATATAAAAAGTTAAAACGTAATCCTGATTTTACTTTGGAAGATTTGAATGGCTAGAAGAAAACCTAGAAAGATACGACCAAAAGAAAAAGGATTACCTAAAGGTTATGATAGTAAGTGGGAGTATGATTTACATAAAGGTATATTAAGTAATTGGAATCATCATGGTAAAATGATTGATTACATTATTGAAAAGAAATATGAACCAGACTTTACAAAAGATAAAATTATTATCGAAGCTAAAGGTAGGTTCTGGGATCATGCTGAGTATAGTAAGTATGTTTGGATTAGAAAGTCTTTACCGAAAACAATGGAACTTGTGTTCGTCTTTCAAAAACCTTACGCACCTATGCCTGCCGCAAAGAAAAGAAAAGATGGAACAAAAAGAACACACGCTGAATGGGCTGAGTCTAATGGTTTTACATGGTACTCAGAAGAAACTTTACCAGAGGAGTTAAAATAAATGAACTATAGACCAAGTGAATATATTAAAAGAAATCCAACTCCTACAGACAAACTTGAATATATAACAGAGTTACTATGTATTTATTGTGACAATAACTTTGAACCAGAAACTATTTCTTTTGATCCAAATGAAGGAAACCCTAGTTGGAAAGATTGTGAAGTAGCTTGTGCATATATTAATGATATTAGAAAGGAGTTAAAATAATGGCAGATGCAGTTAACAGTCCTAAACATTACAATCAGGGAGATATTGAATGTATTGATTCAATCAAAGCTATGTTAAGTACAGAAGAATGGATAGGATATTGTAGAGGAAACTCTCATAAATATAGATGGAGATTTAGATATAAAAACGGATTAGAAGATTTAAAAAAAGCAGAATGGTATGAAGAACAATTATTCATTACATTAGCAAAAACAGGACAGGAGTTTTACAATGCTAAGTAGATTATTATATATGATTCCGTTTTTCGGAATGGTAATAGGTTCATATTTTATATGGACTGCAGATATTAGAGCAGCAATTATAATGGCAGGATTAGCTTTAACACAAAGTTTAATATGCTTTACTTATCTTATATTACAAATCGCAAACAACGGAACAGATGGAACATTAGAAGTAGAAGTACAGTTATGGGATGCGTTGATGCCAATCATATTCTTACTGTTATCTTCTACAATATTTTTATTATTAACAACACAATTCGCAGAGACATTTTTAATATGAGTACAGAACAAAATAATGTAGGACTACCTACTAACTATCAGCAGTTTATACATCTAAGCAGGTACGCTAGATGGAACGAAGACAATCAACGTAGAGAAACTTGGAACGAAACAGTATCTCGATACTTTGATTTCTTTGAAAAACATTTAAAAGAAAACCACAACTTAAGTAAGTCACAGTTTGATGAGACTAGAAAATACTTAGAGAAAGCTGTGTTGTATCTAAACATTATGCCGAGTATGAGAGCATTGATGTCTGCAGGTACAGCATTAGAAAAGGATAACGTAGCAGGGTTTAACTGTAGCTATGTTGCTGTAGATAATGTTCGTGCGTTTGATGAAACACTTTATATACTTATGTGTGGTAC